TTATAGTTATTTATTTAGCTTTGTATAAGTATATATAGTAATGTATCCTTGTGTCAATTCCTACTATTTATTTTGTTGAGAATCTTTAATTAAAGAATATCTATCACTTGTTTCCTTGGAAACAATAGAAAAACCATAAGCTGCCGCCTCTTGAACAGCCTGCTGAAGAGCCTCTTTATCCTCTAGGGATACACCGTTAAGGGGTAGGGTTATGCCAGCATAGACATCTATATTTTCAAAATTGCCAATATTTACTTTCCTATTTACTCCACATATAAATATTGGAGAACTAGAAAATGCTATTTCTCCACCATTTAAAGTAACCATTTGATCTAGTGGTGAATCAGTTGACTGTTCTTGTGCTGACTTATTTATCTTAGGCATGTTTCTCCTGTAAAAATCCTAGTAATTTTAATGTTTCGTTAACCTGATCTTCAATTGAAAGGTTATTTGTATCTACGATAAAAGAAGCCATGTCTTTTACCTTAGAGAGTTGTTGCTCGCTTATATGAGAGCTTTGTTCTGGAGTTGATATTCTACCATCTCTTTTCATTAGACGACTATTCAATGTTTCATCATCTGCATCAAAGTATATCACATATCCATTTGGCATTTTTAGTATCGACTTTGCTTCATTTTCAAAACGAACATCTGAAATCAAAACGATAAAGGGCTTTTCGTCATCATCTTCTTCTAATGATTTTATATAAGATCTATATAGCCCAAGAGTCTTTTTTATTGACCAATGACAGAAACAGTCTTCGTATCCATCTCTGCATATATCTCCTGCTTTTTGTAAAAAAGATCTTTGCTTTGTAGCTGTTGGATCAAGCTGTAAATCATATATTTTATTTACCTTATCAATAAAGGTATCATAATCTGGTATCATTCCCAATGAAGAGTTCCCATATAGATCATACAAAGTCTCATGTATCGCATACTTTTTTCTGGATTCTTCGTTAATCCCTTTTATGTTCTTCTTTGAAGAAAGAAATTCATATAAAGGTAAAGCGTAGAATATGTGATCCCATATAGCTCCATGCTTAGAGTTGGCAAATGATCCCTTTGGAACTATTGACTCTGCGACAGAAGTTTTTCCACTTCCAGCTCTACCGGATAATCCTATTATAATAGGTTGTTGTTTATAAAGTTTAAATACCATAATATATATTATATCACTCCGTTTGTCCTTTTTCAGTTCTTTTTTCCAATTCATCTAAAAATTGATTTGCTAAAAAATCTGGCTCCCAAACTATATTACGGGGAACTTGAACGACTCTAAACTTATATTCATCAGCTATATCTTCTATAGTCATTAATAATGGTAAAAGTGTTTTGTTTCTACACTTCCATTTTCCATTAATATGATTAGCTACTACAGCTGAGTCTGTATATATTATTGGATTAACAAATTCAGACATACTGCATATCAGTAGTCCGGCTATAACTGCTTCATATTCTGCTTCGTTATTACTTCTTTTACCTAATCCTCTTGCAAACTGTGCAACTTTCTTTCTATTTTTATAGACAACAGTAGCACAAGAAGCTTCCCCTGTTTTTTTTTGACCTTGACCCCTTGAAGCACCATCACAAAAAACTTCAATATGCATTACACCTCTATTCCGAAGTCAATATTTCTTTCTTTTGCTATTCTAGTTATAGAATCTTCTTGCGAAGAAGTTGAATACTGAAGCGTCGTATTTAATATATAATTTTTTGATTTATGCATTACTTGCGTTGGAAAGTCAAGTGTAGTTCTTGGTGAGGAATAAAACTCTTCTGGAGATTCAACACATTTATAGTGACCAATATAATTTGCCATATCTAAAAACTAAAATCCTTTTCTGTATAGAAGCCTTTTTCTTCTCTTGCGGATGCAATCTGCATTGACTGCATTTTGTCCATTAATTTTCTAGCAGATTCCGAAGCTATTCTAGATGAGGTTTCTATAGACTCAGCTAAGTGAACAAGTGACTCAGCTATAACTAACGCTTGGTATTCATTTTCTGCAGCCAGCATTGCTGAAGCTTCTCTTTCTGCTTCATTTTTTCCTATTCTATTTTTCTTGTATATTGTTTTATATCTACCTTCTGTTAACTTAAAATGAGCTCTGGCCATACCAGCAAATCTTGCTGCTCTGCCGTAAGCGTTTGAAGTTTTTGCTACTAGATTAGCAATATCGTGGATTCCAAGATCCACGTTTGATATGTCTGGTATCTCTACAAAATACTTACTGTAATTATCTCCAAACCCATATGCATTTACGACCTCTTTTATCTGTGGTTCTAAGAAAGAACCAAGGAGTTCATTGAGTTTCATTAAGTTTTGATTATCCATTTAATCCTGCTTTTTTGAGTATCTAAATAAGTCTTCTAAGTTAGATGTAATTATTATATCAGCTATTCTTTCTCTTATCCTGCTTAAGTGTTCTCTTACAGTATTTGGATGTTCTGTAATTTTACTTGCTATTTCAGAAGATCTTTTGCCGTCTACATATCTCCATTTTAAAAGCTGCCTTTCCTGAACAGAAAGTTGATCAAAAGGCTCTGCTGCAGTAGTGCCCAATACCCACATCTCATCTATTTCCTCAACGGCTAACATAAAGTCCATATCAACCTCTATAGGATCTGCCCTAAAGCCAACTTGCTTTTCTCCATCTTCTTCATCATAATTCTCATCTGTAATTAAAGGAAATGTTTTTCTGCCTAATTGATCTATTAAAAATACATCAACGTTCTTTTTTAGTAAGTAAAAAAAATAACTGTAGAGGAAAGCACTGAACGGTATTGGTCCTTTTTCTGAGTCTTTTCTCTGATACCTAGTCACGCATTGCAAGAAGGTTAAGTCAACAGTTTGTCTTATATCTTCTTCTGAGCCATACCTTTTTGACATGTAGTGTATACCCCTCATAACCTCATTGACTATCTTGGCTGTTGGGCTACTCAATTTATTTCTAACTAAAGCTGTCCTTGCATAATTATCTTTTACAAACAAAGCTATAAACCTACGTATGTCATAGTCGTTTAAATTATATTTTCCGATGATATAACATTGTTGTATATTTTGTAAGAAAGTTATTAAAAATTTTTAATAATTCTCTCTGTGCAATAGTGTCATCTTTTTTTGCTCTATCTAGTAGAGCTTGCATTTCGTTTTCTTCTAAAGAATAATACTGCTCCTTGTAAGCTGCCATTATTTACCTTCCCATTTATATAATAAATTAGAATAAAAATCCCTTATGTCTTCATAAAAAATAACATTTGGAACTTCTAGATCTTCAACAAACCTTTTTGCTTCGTTAGAATATCTACTTATAACCATTGTTAGTTTTTCGAATTCATCTGGATAATATCTTTTAAATCTTTTTATTTTTATTTTACTTTTGTCATCTAAGTAGCCTTTAATTTCAATCCAATCTTCTGTATCTTTAAAATAAAAATCTGGAGTGTATCCCTTTGTTCCTCTTTTAACCGGAAAAGTAAAAACCTTAGGTTCAAATTCGAAATCAATTTCATACATTCTAGATATGCGAGCGAAGTTAGCTTCCCAATTTGATCTTAGGGTTAAACCTAGATCTTCTCTATATCCAGTTTTGGTATACCTATACGCATTTCCTTTTCCTCCGCCTTTGATATATATCATCTTCCGACAAGATTGATTTATCTATACTTTTTGTTTTTAACTTTTTAAAGTTTGGATGTTTTGAGCGAAAAGATTTTTCGAGAAAAAACGAATCTGGCTTGACAACATGTGTTTTCATGATATATCCTATCTCTAGTTAGTTACACCACCTAGTTACAGAAGGTATAACTAACATATATTATATATTATAATTTAACAAATATCAAACTAACCACAAAGAATAGGAAAAAAAATGACAACATTAAACATGCTAGTAAATAGCTTTGTAGTAGATATGCAAAGCTCTGCGGTCAAGACACTTGAATCACTTGGTTACACAACCGATGATGCAATCAAGGTAGTCATCGACAGCGACCGCAAGGTTGACCTAGTTGCAGACTCAATTGCATTTCCTGTAAATAACTAATACTTTAATTCTTACAAAAAAAAGGAACCAGGGCTTAAC